AATGCCTGCACTCATTTGCAGGAACATCCGCATCCACTTGACACCGCCAAGCCTTACATACTCGGCGTACTCTGATTGGGTAAGGCGCAGCGTGATGGCGCGTCCCAGCTCTGTCTTCTCTTTCATTATTCAACCTCAAAATTTAAAAGTACCCACACAAAGCAAAACAGCGTGATGATCATCACTGCCATGCCAAACAAGGCCATCAGGAAGAAGATCAGGGCTGTTTCCATTGCTTGGCCTCACTTGGTGGTGTCCATCCAAAGCGCCGCCAAGTGGCCTGCACATCGGTTGGCTTAGTAACTTTGGCGGGTGGGTATGCAGGCACATAGATTGATGCGACCTTGAGTGGTGTCCATACTGGCTTATTCATTTTTGCACCGCCAGTAGTTCCATCTCGGCGTCTTTAAGGCGATCCTTGATGCACTTCATTTCGTAGTCGAGCTGATCGATTTGGCGTTGCATACGCTCGCGCTGGAATGACTCGCCATGCGTCCAGCCAAGCACAGTGCCGCTGGTGATCGTCTTGCGGATGAGCTGCTCCATCTCATGTTGAGCCAGTACGCGGATGCCTTGCTTGTTCAATGACATGAAACGTTTCACTTCAATGTCTATTTCGTCTTGCATCTTGGTACTCATGATGACCACCATGCTGAAAGTAAAAGGGCAAAGCCAACGCCGATAGCGATGGCGGCGAGAAAGTCAAGGGCAGAGTCTGCGCGGCGCTCTAAGCGCCTTGCTTGCTCCTCCATATAGGGGTGTTGGGTGTGGTTCATTTGAGGTGTCTCCTTTAATTGATGACGAGAGAATCATATCATGATTGATACAACAGTCAATTACCTTTAAATTTAGTCAACTATTATTCCTGTAAACTCAGCAACGGCGGGTTTTCCTTGGGTTTCCTGCCAGTTGCCTTTAGGGGGTCAGCGTGAGTTGATCCCCTTTTTTTCATCTAAACTTGACCATTCCAACAAAACATGGTTAACATTCTACACATGAAAACAGCAACACAAGAAGCAATGGCCGCCATCAAGTACAAGGTTGAGGCTGCCGGTTACAAGATGTCAGATGTCTGCCGAGTTGCAGAGATCGATCAGGCGCAAGTATCCCGCTGGATGAGTGGCACGACAGAGCCACTATACGGCAGCGTAGTGCGTTTGGATAAGGCCGCCGATGCGTTGGTATCAGCTCGCCTCACAGTCCTCAATAAAGCCATGGAAGACGCCGTTAAATGATTCACTATCACGGCCTGCCAATTACACCAGCGACAGTCGCTAATTACGCAATACAGGCTGGTCATGCCTTTGTTTCATTTGCTCACCCAGATCAACTATCCACAGCAATAGAAATATCTCAATCATTTGCTATTGACAATGGTGCATTCAGCGCCTGGAAGTCAGGGAAACCAGTAACAGATTGGCAGCCTTTTTACGATTGGGCGCTTAATTTAAAGAAAGTTCCATCATGTGACTTTGCTGTACTTCCTGATGTTATTGACGGCACAGAGAATGACAATGATGCGTTGTTGCGTGATAACCCATTGCCTTTATGGTTTGGAGCACCAGTTTGGCATATGCACGAATCTCTTGAGAGACTGGAGCAATTGGCAAACACCTATGTCAGAGTTTGCATTGGTAGTTCTGGTGAGTTTTCAACGATTGGGACGCCAAATTGGTGGTCAAAAATTGGTCAAGCAATGCGGGTTATTTGTGATGACCAAGGTAGGCCATCATGCAAATTGCATGGTTTGAGAATGCTTGACCCAGCGATATTTACAAAAATACCTTTCACATCTGCTGACTCAACCAACATAGGGCGCAATGTAGGTATAGATAAAAATTGGAAAAATGGTAACTATCCACCACCAACAAAAGAAGCAAGGGCGCAAGTGATGAGAAGCAGGATCGAGTCACACAATGCGCCAGCAGTTTGGGGTTTTCATCAAGTTGAACAAGGGGTTTTATTGTGATTTACGCAGGAATTTATATTGCCGCATTGGTTGCTGCAAATCTTATGGTTGCATGGTTAGGTGTTTGGTTTAGCCTGGTTAATGCATTTGTCTTGATTGGACTTGACCTATCTTTGCGCGATAAGTTGCATGATCTTTGGGATGGTGACAAATTGCCCATAAGAATGGGCGGATTGATTGCAACCGCCAGCATTGTTTCTTATGCCATCAATCCAGCAACAGGAATGATTGCATTTGCTTCCTTGGCGGCTTTCAGTTTGTCAATGGTAGCTGATTCACTGGTCTACCAATACCTCAAGCATAAAGAATGGATGATTCGTGTTAATGGGTCAAATGTTGCTGGCTCTGCTGTTGACTCTGTAGTATTTCCAACTATTGCCTTTGGCGGTCTGATGCTTGAAATTGTTGCACTCCAATTTATTGCCAAAGTTGGCGGTGGTTACATTTGGTCACGAATATTCAAGAGGTTTCAATGATCACCAATTTCACGCCTAGACGCATCATCGGTGTCGATGTCGGTCTTGATGGCGCAATCGCCATGATGAACGGCACTGACCTGATAAAAGTTTTGGATATGCCCACAGTCACGCTAGACCGCAACGGCAAAGCCAAGCGCCAAATTAGCATCCCAGAGCTAATCGAAATCATTGACGAATTCAAGCCCGAGGAGGCATACATAGAAAAGGTTTTCGCTATGTCAGGCCAAGGCGTCACCAGCGTATTCAGTTTTGGGCGCAGCCTTGGTGCGATTGAGGGTGTCATTGCCGCGAGATCCATCAAGTCCACCCTGATCACGCCACAGACATGGCAAAAGGCGATGGGCGTGACTGGTGGTAAGGACGGCGCAAGGGCGCGTGCCATGGAGCTATTTCCATGGAATGTGGATTACTTCAAACGCAAGAAAGATGATGGCCGAGCAGATGCGGCGCTCATTGCTTGTTGGGGGTTAAGACATGGTTGATCCATTCAAGATCACCGAGCCAACTTGCATTAGTTTTAGCGGTGGGCGCACCAGCGCTTATATGCTTTGGCGTGTTATTCAAAGCGGGGGGGGGCAACTTCCATGCCAAGCCGTTGTCTGTTTTGCCAATACTGGCAAGGAAGATGAGGCCACTTTGAGATTCGTACAAGCCTGCTCTGACAACTGGAATGTTGAGATTCATTGGGTTGAATTTCGCGATGCAGATCCAGCCTTTGAGCGCGTCACATTTGAAACAGCCAGCAGAAACGGAGAGCCATTTGAGGCGCTGATTAAAAAGCGCAACTACTTACCAAATCCAGTGACCAGGTTCTGTACTTCAGAATTAAAGATTCGCACCATTCATAAGTATCTGAAATCTATTGGATGGGATGACCATAACGAGACAATGGACTGGGTTGGTATGCGAGCTGATGAACAGCGCCGAGCCGCAAAGATTGCTGACAAATCAAGGATTCCTTTGGTTACTGCTGGCGTTACTAAAGAAACTGTCGGTCACTTTTGGCGCAACCAATCATTTGATCTTGAGTTGCCAAACATGAATGGCGTGACCATGCATGGAAATTGTGATTTGTGTTTTCTAAAAGGCGGCGCACAAGTGCTTTCTCTAATTGCAGAAAAACCAGAGCGTGGTATATGGTGGGCAAAAATGGAGGCATTGGCATTGGCATTGGCATCCAAGCCAAGCGGTGCGGTGTTCCGTTCCGACAGGCCATCCTATGCGTCAATGATTGAGTTTGCCGCCAACCAAACAGATATGTTTGACCCCAATGAAGAAGCAATAGCCTGTTTTTGTGGAGACTAATCATGGATGACAAAGAACGAAACACATTGAGAGATCACATTGTTTGGCTTGGCTCGCAGCTTGAGTACCAGCGCCAAATCAACAAAGCAAACACCGAATTCCTAAAACGCTTGGTGCATCCCGAGGACTTGGGATTCTCGGTAAGCAACGAGGTTCGCCAAATTGCTTACTCACTACTGATCAACAACCAAATAGAAAAATGAAAAACCAACCCTTAAAACTCAGGCCGTCATCCGCATCACGCTGGATCGCCTGCCCTGCCAGCGCCAGACTGTCAACGCTTGTGCCTTATCAGGAATCAGGCGAGGCAGCAAAGATCGGCACAGCCATACACGCGCTGGCCGAGACTTGCTTTCAGCTCGACACCGACCCTATGAAGTTTGTCGGCCAAGTGGTTGAGGGCATCACAATGACTGAAGAGCATTGCGACTTTGCAATGCAACATCTAGCAGCAATATGGGCGATTAAAGATGAAGTAGGACGCCAAGGCGTCTTGAATGTAGAGTTGCCAGTCAAGCTCTATCACACCAAGGAAGTGATATTGCAAGGTACACCTGATGTGTTGGGCTATTCGCATGAAAAGCAAAAACTAATTATTGGTGACTTAAAGACTGGCCGCGGATACGTTGACGCTGACTCAGATCAGCTCAAGATTTACGCATTGGGCGCAATGGTTACAAAGCTCATGCGTCCAAAGGAAATCGAATTCCAGATCATCCAACCCCATCATGGTGAAAAACGCATCTTCAAGATGACTGCTGACGAGTTGGGCGTTTGGGAAAAAGAAGTGTTGATGCCTGCTGTGACAGACGCTATCAGCGAAAACCCAACATATAGACCATCAGAATCAGCCTGCCAGTGGTGTCCGGCCAAACATATTTGCTCTGCACAAAAAGAACAATTCGACATTGTGGCGGCGCAACCCGACATCACCATCATGTCAAAAGATGACATCAAAGAGGTGATGCTGACTCTCACGCCTGCACAGATCGGCGCCATATTGGATCGCGCACCTATGGTGGAGAAGTTCATTGAGGCGGTAAAGGATCACGCCACCAAGCAGATGGAGGCTGGCGCAGTATTACCAGGCTGGCAGCTCCAACCCAAACGCGCCTCACGCAAATGGATTGACTCCAATCAAGCGCGTCAGGCTCTTACTGACGCAGGACTTACAGACTCTCAAATTTTTGAGACAGAACTAATTTCTCCTACGGCGGCTGAAAAGTTACTGCCAAAGGAACAAAGAGTTATCTTGGACGCATTGACGGCCAAGGTATCGAGTGGACTCACCCTTGCGAGAGATCGCAGTCTGAGT